AGGAATACATCCGCGATGATGTGCCAGTTCCTCCTGCGTTTGACTATATGAAGGCCACGCTGGACGCGCTCAAGAACATCGAAGGAGAAAAGCTATGCGAGGTGAAGCTGGGGTTGACCAAAGACCTAGAGGCTTGCGATTTCAGTGCACCGAATGTATGGTGGCATGGGATAGCCGACTTGGTCATTATCAATCGGAAGGCGGGGATAGCCCACTCGGTGGATTACAAGACAAGCAAGAGTGCGAGATATGCGGACGTGAAGCAACTGGACATTGTTGCCTGTGGCTTGTTTGCCAAGTTCCCGGAAGTACAGAGGGTGAAGTCGGGCCTGATTTTTGTGGTGAGCAAGGAGTTCGTGCGGGCTGAGCACCACAAAGAGATGATGGTCAAGTACCTAGAGAAGCCATCACAAGACGTTGCCCGTATCGAGGCAGCGGTAAAGAACGGGGTGTGGAACCCCATAAGCGGCCCACTGTGCAAGTTCTGCGCGGTGAAGTCATGCGAGTACAACAGGAGCTAATAATGAAATTTGATTCCCATGATTACGACGGCCCTGATGAGGGGGCAACTTATGGCCGCATGCGGGCTGTAGTAGATGAATACGGCAACGGAAACAGCGCGGTTACCGAGCTTGAGTTTGAGACCCCTGCGGGCTATGCGCAACTAATGGAACTTACTGTACTAACTGGGGATGACGTACGTTCAGAAAATGTTTACACGCTTAAAAACGTACATACGGTACGCATCAAGATTACTGGTGAGTGGGAAGCGCAAGAAATCATGCGGGGTATAGCCGACCTAGTGCATGCGCTGAAACTTAAATCCACACTGGAGTAAGTAATGGAACTAGAAGAACTTACGGGAATTATCAAAGGGGTGCAAGCGAAGCATCCGGGGCTTACCCAATTTGGCTTTGGGGGTAAAGGCGAAATTCGTCCTGAAGCAGTAGACCTATGTGTGCAGTGGCTACTACAAGTCGATGGGCTAGAACGCCGCAAAACGGTAAATGAGAAAATAGGTAGCTACACACTGAAGCATATTGTTGAGAGGCATTACGACACGTACATTGCCAACGGAGAATTTATTTGTGCCGCCTTGTACTTAGAGTACAAAATGAAAGTAAGAGGACCAAATGCTTGGTTCAACATTAAGACTATACGGAGTTAATCATGCCCTACGTAAACAAACCCCGACCCTACAAAAAGGAATACAAACAGCAGCTTGACCGAGGCGAAGAAGCGCCCCGCCTTGCGCGTCAACGTGCCCGCACCGAGATGGACAAGAAGGGTGTTGATCGAGCCGGTAAGGACATCGACCATGCAATCCCTCTGTCCAAAGGGGGCACAAACGCTGCGGGTAACCTGAAGCTGAAAAGCCCAAGTGCCAACCGTTCTTTCTCCCGCAACTCAGACCACACGGTCAAAGTCAACAAACCGAAGAAGAAATGAGAAAGGTTTGGTTTTTTACTGACGACTACGGCAATCTGTGTAGAGGCGTAGAACTAAGCACCTGCTGGTTTTGGTACCCGGCAGTCGGTAAGAAAGAACATGCCTTATTTGTGTCGTGGGGTAACTACGACGACTGGGGCGCACTTAAAGAAAAAACATGAACCTATCAGAATATGAATGGCCCCGTCCACACGGGTTCACCCCGTTTGCACATCAGAAGTTAACAGCCGAGTTCCTATTAGCAAACCCCAAAGCATTCTGCTTCAACGAGCAGGGTACAGGTAAGACAGCATCAGTGATTTGGGCCGTGGATTACCTCATGCAGGTTGGTCTAGTGAAACGAGTGTTAGTGGTATGCCCCCTGTCCATTATGAAGTCGGCGTGGCAGGGTGACCTGTTCAAGTTTGCTCTACACCGCACGGTTGCAATCGCCTACGGCAGCGCAGAAAAGCGCAAGGAAATCATCAACGGCATGGCCGAGTTTGTCGTCATCAACTTTGATGGGGTTGGCATCGTCAAGAAGGAAATCCTTGCCGGTGGCTTCGACTTGATTGTGGTGGACGAGGCATCTGCATATAAGAACGCACAGACAACCCGTTGGAAGGTTATGCGTGACCTGAACAAGTCCATCAAGGGTCTGTGGATGCTGACGGGCACACCCGCTGCGCAGTCGCCTGTAGATGCTTACGGATTGGCTAAGCTAGTCAATCCCAAGGCTGTGTCGCCGTTCTTCGGGCAGTTCAAGGACACGGTGATGACCAAGGTGAGCATGTACCGCTGGGTTCCCAAGCCCAACTCAAGCCAGCTTGTAGCCAACATCCTCCAGCCCGCCATCCGGTTTGAGAAGAAGCAGTGTCTTGACTTACCTCCGGTGACGTTCGTTGAACGCGAAGCCATCATGTCCCCCCAGCAGGTCAAGTACTACAACGTATTACGCAAGCAGATGCTGATTGAAGCTGACGGGGAAGAAGTGAGCGCGGTCAATGCTGCGGTACAAATTAACAAGTTGCTGCAAATAGCAGGTGGTGCGGTGTACACCGACAAGGGTGAAGTCATCGAGTTCGATGTGAGCAATCGGCTGAATGTGGTACAGGAAGTCATTGAGGAGTCAAGCCACAAGGTGCTGGTGTTTATCCCGTTCACGCACACCATAGAACTGCTGGAGAAACACCTGACCAAGAACGGCATAGCGTGTGAGGTCATCAACGGAAGCGTCAGCGTCAACAACCGTTCCGACATCGTTAAGCGGTTCCAAGAACAGGACACAACCAAGGTGCTGCTCATCCAACCCAAGGCTGCATCACACGGGTTAACCCTGACTGCGGCGAACACAATCATCTGGTACGCTCCCTGTACTAGCGTGGAAACCTACCTCCAAGCTAACGCACGAATCGACCGCCCCGGTCAGGTCAACAACATGACCATCGTGCACATCACGGGCAGTCCGGTTGAAGCGAAGATGTACTCTTTGTTGCAGGGCAACATAAGAAATCACAGCAAAATCATAGACTTATACCGCCAAGAAATTTCTTCGTAAACATGTTGACAATGTCAAAAGTTATGGTATAGTTCTTTTCGTGGGGGAGGCAATGTTGGGTCTGCGGATAAGTCGCCGTAGAGGTCTTCCCAGTGTTGTTCTCCCCCACACCTTACTAACTACAGGAGCAAACAATGGACGAAGCAGTTCAGGAGGAAACATCCTCTGTTGATATGGACAAGCTAGCCGCCGTGTACATCAAGATACGCGACAAGCGGGCGGTAGCTAAGAAAGAGTTCGACGAAAGAGACAAGGGTCTCGAAGAGCAGATGCAACTAGTCGCAGATGAGATGCTTGAAGCATGCAAGCGCATCGGAGCCGACAGCATCAAAACCCCACACGGCACAATCATTCGCTCAGTTAAGTCACGGTACTGGACGAACGATTGGGATTCTATGTACACGTTCATCGAAGAACAAGGTGCATTTGGCCTACTGGAGAAACGACTTCATCAGACAAACATGAAGGACTTCCTTTCAGAGAATCCCGACTTGTATCCCGTTGGTCTCAACGTGGAGAATTCTTACACCGTGGTAGTTAGACGTTCAAAGGAAAATTGAAAATGAGTGACGAATTAAGTGCAGACCAAATGCTGCGTATCCAAGCTATGCAAATGTCGGTAGCGGCTTGCCGTAAGGACCAAGACGAAGACTTAATTTTGCTGGCCCAAGAAATCTACAAGTTTTTGACAGGAGTAACGAAATGAGTAATATTGCATTGCTGAACCAAGACCTCCCCGACTTCCTACAAACCGCTGGGGTCAGTGAGCTTACAAAGCAACTTGCTGGTCGTACCGGCGTTAAGCGCATCGTGCCGAAGAACGGCATCTTTCGCAAGGTAGTCGGTGGCGAAGAGATGGGTAAAGTCAAGGGTGACCTCAACGTCATCGTGGTCAACGCATCACCCAAAGTCGGACGTATTTTCTACGTCAAGCAATGGAGTCCTGATGCCGAGCCGACTGCGCCTGACTGCTTCTCCAACGATGGCACTGCGCCTGATGCTGGTTCGGCAAACCCCCAAGCTGACCGCTGCGACGGATGCCAGCAGAACATCAAGGGTTCCGGTATGGGCAACTCCAAAGCATGCCGCTACTCGCGCCGTATTGCTGTGACGCTGGAAGAAGACTTTGGTACTTCGCTTGAGGGTGAGGTCTATCAGATGAACTTGGCTTCCAAGTCGCTGTTCGGTGATAGCGTGGGTGACAACACCCATCCGTTTGAGAGCTACACCAAGTACCTTGCCAACAACGGCAAGAGCTTGGACTACGTGGTTACACAGATGAGCTTCAACGAGGACAACGACAACCAGTCGGTGCTGTTCACCCCTGTGCGGTTTATCAACAAGCAGGAGCACGAGGTTACGAGCAAGGTGGCTGCGAACCCTGCGGTGCAGAAGATGGTCACCATGACCCCGTACCAAGCTGATGTGTCAGCCCGTGCACCCAAACTAGAAGCACCAGTGCGTGTAGCTGAGCCACCGAAAGCCAAAGCCCCGGCTGAGGATGAACCGCCCTTTGAGGAGCCTAAGAAGCGCGAGTCCAAGAAAGTTGCCGAGCCGGTTGCTACCGTTAAGAAGTCCTTGGATTCTGTAGTGGCGGCTTGGTCGGACGAGGAGTAGGCATGAGCTATGGTTACAGCCGAAGCTTGGTGGAAGCCAATAAAAAGGCCAGCATCAAGTCTTTGGGCGTAGCCTTGGGTCGCCTGTGTATCAAGCACGAGGTGTCTGTGAGTGAATTGGCAAAAGAACTGCACGTAAGTCGGATGACGATTTACAACTGGTTTTGGGGGCTAAGAACCCCCACCATTCACCTACAGCCTCGCGTGGTTCAGTACATAGAGTACCTCAAGAAGCGCGAATAAAACATGTCCAACTTCGACTTGCTGGATGCGGTTCTTCCCGTAGGGGGAAGGTACTGC